GACTGGCGCTCCACCGTCCGGAGCGTCGCCGCCGTCACCGGTATCCAGGATGTTCGCCGCCTGGCCGCGCGCATCCGTCTTCCGGGGATCGGAGTCGAGCACCAGACCCAGCCGGTCGGCGCGCTCGTTGTCGCGGGCGATCTGCTCGTCCACCTCTTCCTCGTCCAGCCCCGTCTCGTTGATGGACATGCTCCGCGCCTTCAGGCCGGCGCGGATCGCCATGATCTCGGCCTTGACGTCCTTCTCCGGATCAACCCAGGCCCACTTCGGCGTGTGCCACTGGACCGCCAGGTAGTCGTCCCGGTTGGCCATGTAATCGCGGGCGTCGAGCTTGCCCGCCAGCACCGCCTGCTCCACGAACGCGCGCCAGGTCGGGCGGCAAAACTGGTAAATGAAGACGCCGAACTGGATCTGCTCGCACAGCCGCCGGAAGGAGAGGATGCCGGCCCGTATCGACGAATAGCTGGTCTTCGACAGATCGCCGGTAAGCATGTCGTACGGGAGGCCCAGGCCCGCCGCGATCCGCAGCAACTGAATGCGCTCAAAGGACTCGTAGTTCCCGCCGACGTCTGCGGGCTCACTGAACTTCACGTCCTCGCCGGGCTCCAACTCGGTCATGGTGCCCGCTTCGAGTTGCGCCACCGCGACACCCTGCTCGCCCGATCCGGCCACCCCTCCGGCGTCGGTAGCTTCCTGCGGCGCGGCGTTCGGGAAGAACGCGTCGTCCGGATTCTGACGGGTGATGAAGCCCATCATCATCGCGGCGAACTTCTTCCGCAGCAGTTCGGCGTCGTCGTACTGGTCGAGCTCCCACAGGCGCACCAGCGCATTCGCCATCCACGGTACGCCCCGCAACTGGCCGGGCCGGAGCGACCGGAACAGATGCATGACCTCCGCGGCCGGAACGCGCATCAGTTCCAGGTCGGTGGGGAAGAAGATCCGCTCGCCCGGGTGCTGCTTGTAGAAGTAGTAAGCCGTGCGGCGGCCGGATGGATCGAACTCGATGGATGCGCGCACGACGTTCCCCTGCGGCGTGTTCGGCGTGGGCCGCGCCAGGTAGAACGGCAACTGCTCCGCTTCGATCAACTGGAACTGAAGCGGCACGCTCAGACCCTCGCGGAGGTCGCGGTCGTGCCTGCGCGCGAAGCACTCGCCGCCCTCGACCATCGACCGGAACGCAAGCGCCTGAAGACCGTAGATGTCGGTCATCCCGGCGGCGTCCGCCTCGTTTGCCCAGAGCGACCAGAGCGCCTGGAGCTTCTCCTTCACCGCCAGCGTCGGGTGCATCGACTGCGGCTTGATGCCGGTGCCGATGGCGTTGCACACCCACTCGTCCACCGCCTTCGATGCCCATCCGTCCTTGCGGATGATGTCGCGGGACCGCGCCACCAACTGATCCGCGCTCTGATACCAGACGGAGTTGATGGCGTCCCGCGTCGTGACCCAACTCCCCAACCGCCGGCCAGCCGTGGCGCCCTCGTATGGCGAGCCGCTGGCGCGCCGCGTGGGCGGCTGCGCGGGCGCACCGCTCCCGCCCCGCTTGAAACGGGTCAACAATGAGCTTAGGTTGAACACAGATTGAAAGAAGCGACGCGATGGAATTTGATCTAACGGCTCAGCCTGCGAGACTGTTGCGTTGCCAGTCGGCCGGACACGTGTTCAGTGCGTATTTCGCGGGTGATCCGCTTCAATTTCCCAGATGCCGTCTTTCGGCTCACGTCGACTGGCGCACATCTACGGGTCCAGAGTTTCCCGTCCACTTGCCACAAGTCGGCCGATTACCGTCGCTAAGCCGACTTAGCAGTAACATCCTCCAACGACGATTGCGGGCTCTTTGCCTGATTGCTTCGGCATCGTCTGTTCGGCACAATGATGCAGGCTGATGTTCAAGCGGAGCTCTTCTAACCTACCCCAGTTCCGAGGCTCCAGCCCTCGGGGGGCCTTCGGCGCGAACTGGCGTCAGCAGAGTAATCCGCTGCTGCTCAGGACCGAGCAGCCTCGTCCACGGGGCTCAAAACAAGCCTTTCATCGAACTTCTCCTGCGGTTGGCCAGCCCCGACAAACTGGTGCCCGGCGCAGGCCAGTCGCGGGTAGAACTCGGGAAGGCCATCGATGTAGGATCGGTCCACAAAGCATCGAGGCATCCGTTCGCCTAGCTTCCTAAGCGTCTGCCTAATGCGGTCGCACGCGGCGTCATCGAGATGGCCGACCTGATAACCGAAGGCGACGAGATCCCAAAAGCGAATGATCGGACGCGGAATACTCTCGCCGCTTTTCAGAAGCCGATAAACGGCGCTCGTATCATTTGTGGCAATAGGAACGCCAAGCACGATCGATGCAGCGTGGCTAAACGCTTCACCACGATCAACAACTAGATAAAGGCGCTCGCCCTCCGATTCCATTTGCCGAAGCCATGCATCGACGCCGCTGCCGCGAATCGTCGCTAAGAACTCCCGGTCAGCGACAGCCAGCGTATTGTTTCCCCGGGCCTTCCTCAGTTGTTCCTGCCGGCCACGGAACTTGGACTGATTATTCAGAAGACAGGAGATTTCGGCTTCGACCGCCTGCACAATCACCGGCTGAACTCCGTAACCTGAGCGCAGCAGCCGCAACGTGCCTATCTGGTCAGTAGCGATGATCTGCACCAGAACGGAGGTGTCGATGACGATCAGTTTTGGATTGACAGATGCCGAAAAAGAGTGGCTCACATGCCAGGTGTTTCAGTCAGCATCTCGCCAAATCTCTCGGCGAAGGTATACCGGTCCATCATCAATAACTCAGCCGCCTTTGCGAAACTGATATCACCAGCATTCGCTGTCTTGATCACTTGGTCAACATAACCAGCAGGTAGTCTCAGTACTCGGGTACCGACTGTTGTGTTGCGGTTCTCTGCGATCCATTTTGGCGACTCATCAACCTGCGTGCGTAAGTACTCGCGCGTGGGCAAAGCGTGGGGACTGAAATCTCTCAAAAGAGCTCCGCAGTTGTAACTCGAGTACTGAGAAAGAAGTTCCTCAGAGATCAAATCGGCTTGGTATACGGCGCGGAGCAATGTCTTCTGTTCGACATGAACTTGGGCAATCAGCTCAGTGAGTTGCTGAGGCGTTAGAGCCGTCCACTTGATCCCGAGCTGATTGGCATAGTGAACGAGACTGGATCTCGGGACAAGTGCCTCCTGCGCAAAGGTGCGCGCGCGGGCCTCCGACAAGCCAGATACACCCTCCGCCTCATCCCTGAAATCCATAGGAACAGGGTCGTTCTCCAAATCGAAGATTACGTGGCAGACCTCATGAAGAAGAATCTCGTTACGACGAAACCAAGTTGACTTGAAGGTGTTCGCAAAAATGCATGGCCTGAGGTTTTCGTCACGGCCGATGCTGAACGAGCAGCCTTCCAAAGTCGACTTAGGAATCGGACTCTCGATAACGACCAGCCCTATCTGCCGCAGGCGTCCGCGGATAAACTCCCCGATGCCCGTCTGCCCGTGACTAAGATTTGCCGCCGCGCGAAAAACGCGAGCAGCTTCACGGCCCTGCACAGCTGGCGGAGCGGCGCGGTCGATCCCCCCTAGGACTGTCTGAGCCACGACGCGCCAGCCCGAAGAGCTGCGCAGTTCACGGACTGTATCCAACTGTCCAATGAAGAAGCCGAGCCGGCGGACTAGCGCGACAAACTCCCTGTCCGCGTTTGTGAGGTTGTCCGCTCGAAGTTTGAACCATATTGCAGGCGCCAGCGCCTCGGTCCCCCGAATTGGTGCCTGGGACTGGAGAGTCTTTTCGCTAACGCCCAGAATCGTCGAGAGTTCAGGAAGAACGAATTGCGGAACGGGACGCTTGCCGTCCATCCACTCCCTGAAGTGTTCCGCGGGAACGCGGAGCAGGCTGGCGCAGAAGTCAGGGCTCAGGCGCGTAGCCTCGATGATTTGCTTGAGCATTGGATTGTCTTAGAAGTGTAGCAGAACAACGCACCCGCCAAGCAGGCAGCTAGGAGCCGCCGCGAATTGGCATAGAGCCTCACCTGGAGGTCCTCCATTTTCACTATACGGCAATTCCTGGCAGAAGTTTAGCCTGGTTTTCTGGTTTGTCTTGAAGGTGCTGTTGGTTGCCCGCGGACCGGCTTCGCTTTTGTTTCGCCACACGTAGGCAGGGGTATCGCTTCCACCACCAGGACATCTCCTTCCGACGGTAACGAGGGCCAGAACGCCTTGCTCGTCACAGCCAGCTGTCTTGTCCGTTCCACATCGTTGACGCCGCTACGCCTGGAATGAGGTCACCGGAGTGTGAAGCCAGTCCCCACCAGCAAACGCCCAAGAAGCCCCGTCCAGGAAGCACTACGAACGGGAAACGCGCTTGCGTCTGGGAATCCGCCTTCTACACGAGCGTGTAGTCTGCATCCCTGACTCGTGCGGCCCGTGGTTCCCTGACGGTCGAGAGAAATGGGTTCTGACCGGTCGCCAAGGGTTTGACTGAACTGCAGGACTAGCAGCCCTTGCTCCCCGATAGTTGGTACTGCCGAACGCGCCTACCGGACTGCTGGTTCAGCGAGCTTTGCACAACCGAAATCGCGCGCTGCAGTTCCTGGACGGAACGGTAGGTCATGCTCCGTCCCTCGAAGGTGACCGTCAACGTGCCGGAGGCCAGCGCCTCCTGCAACGCATCCAAGTGACTCTGCGTATAGGCCATCGCTTCCTCCGTTCAGAACCGCCCCCACGTCCGACGCCTGGGCTGGCGCGACTGTGGCTGCGGGCGCGATCCCGCTGACGCGGCCGCAGCAGCCGGAGATGGTGACTCCGGACCTTTCGGCACGCCCATGCGGTCCTCAATCGCCCGCCAGTGTTTGTCCTGGTATCGGTCGAGCCCGATCCTGCTCGCCGCCGCCCGAGCGTAGACCCTGCAATCCAGGGCCTCGTTCCGTTCGCGCATCTTCTGCCACTCGTGACGCCGGTAGCCCTTCACGATCTTGGTGACCAGTTGCTCGGCGGTGATCTGCTTGAAGTACTCCTCGCTGTATCGCGGGAAGTGACAGTAGCCAGGCGGGAAGCCTTGCCCCTGCTGGAGGTCCTCGTCGGTGGGCCGTTCGAGACGCAGCCAGCGGTACAACTCCTCTTTCGCCATGCCGGAGTTGACCGGCCAGACCTTGACGCCCCGCTTGATCTT